CCTCCGCTCCGTCAGCGCTCGCGCGCCGATCCGGTGCTGCACCGCTGCGGCGGACTCGTCACCCTGCCCCAGCGCCCGGTGGTCGACATCACGGCGGTGAGGATCAACGGAACCGCTACAACTAACTGGTGGCAGGAGAGTGGCGACCTGCTGCTGCGCGCCTGGGCGTGGGCGGAACCTCCGGCAGCCAACCGGGGCCCGCAGGTCACTGTGACCTACACGCACGGCTGGGAGTCGGTTCCAGGCGACATTGCAGCCATCGCGCTGCAGGCCGCCAACCGTGTCATGGTCAACCCGTCCGGGATCCGGTCGGAGACCGTGGGCGGCATTTCGACGACCTACCTGATCCCGGCGACGGGCGAGAACCTGGGAGTCCTTCTGTCCCGCACGGAGCAGAAGGTGCTCGACCGCTACCGGCGGACTGCGGCAAGCGTCCCCCTGCGGCGGCGCTGATGTTGTACCTCCAGACGATCGTCGTCGTGCGCCCTGCCGCGACTGAGGACGACTACGGCAACCAGAAACTCGACTACGGCCCCTCGGCTACGAGGACCCCCGTGGCCGGCGTCAACGTCCAGCCGAAGGGCGGGTCCACCGAGGACACCGATGACAAGCAGCTGACCGTCACCGGGTGGGGCCTGTACACGCCCCGCGGCGTGGACCTCGATCTGCGTGAGACCGACCGTGTCGAGTTCGACGGCATGACGCTGCAGGTGGCTGGGAAGGTCGGCCGCTGGCCGGCCCCAGGCGGCGGCGTCCATCACATCGAGGCCGACCTGCGGGAGGTCGACTGATGGCCAGCGGCCAATTCCGCTACGTCCCCAACCCGCGCCTCTTCCGCGAGCTGGCTCGACAGCCGGGCATGCGGGACGCACTGAAGGATCCGGCAGACCGAGGGGCGGACAGGGCGCGCGCAACAGCACCCCGCTACTCGGGCCCCACCTACAACCCCGCGGTGCAGCGGCACGGCGAGTACGCGTCGAGCATCTACTCGGCCGCCTCGCTGCGTCCCAACGGCTGGCGTGCGGAGTTCGGCGCCACCGCCCAGTGGTGGGGGCAGGTCGAGTTCGGATCGGGCCGGCCGGCCACGACACGAGACAGGCCCCAGTCCGGCTGGTCGCCGAAGAACCGCACGCTCGGGCGTGCCCTGGAATCCATGAGGAGTGCATGATGCCGCGCATCAAGCTCGCGTTCTGGCACGGCGACAAGAGGCCGGGTGAAGAGATCGACGTCACCGACGAAGACCTCGCAGCCCTGCGGCGCGACGGCCGCGTCGCCACCGTGCTCACCGCACCGCCGCTCAGCGCCGACGAGGCGGCAGCCGAGAACGCTACCGATGACGCCCAGGCTTCGCCCGAGGAGCCTGTTGCGCCACCTGAGAGCCGAACCCGCAGGGCGCGATGAGCGGCCCGCCGCCGTTCGTCACATTCCCCGACGTTGAGAAAGTCGCGATCACCCTGCTCCAGGACAAGCTCCCGAGCGGGACACGCGTGGGAACCGAGTGGCCGGACAACCTACCGACCGCCTTGGCCGACGGCGTCGTGTCCGTGACGCGAGGCGGCGGCGCCACCGTGCAGCCATTCGTCACCGAGGACACGACGCTCGACATCGACACCCTCGGCGCCACGAAGAAGCAGGCGCACGATCTAGCCCAGCAGGTCCGCGGCTGGCTCTTCGCCGCCCAGGGCCAGCCAGTAGCAGGCGCCCGCCTTTACCAGGTCCGGGACGTCAGCCTGATCTGGCTCCCACACCAGCCGTCTGCCGAGACCGACCCGATCCCGCGGTACGTGCTCGTCATGGAGGCACGGATCCGCCCAGCCTGATCCAACCCGCGCTCACCCACACATCACCCGTCGGCGTCAGGCCGTGCGGGTCCTCGCTATGCCTGGAGGCATCCCGTGGCAAACGACGCCGACAACGTGCGCGTTGGTCTCAACGGTTCCATCTACATCGCCCCGAAGGGCACCACCGCCCCGACCGACCTCGACGCAGCCTGGGACCCGAGCTGGGTCGACCTCGGCTACCTGTCCGACGACGGCGTGTCGATGGAGTACTCCACTGACTCGGAGGACATCAACGCCTGGCAGTCACTCAGCCCGGTCCGCAAGGTGCTGACCAGCGTCGACATGACGCTCGGCTTCACCGCCATCGAGCTGAAGACCGCCACGATGACCCTGTACTTCCCGTCCGCGTCGATGACGGACGTCGGCGGCACCGTGCACAAGCTGTCGATCCCCGCCGCCCCGACCCCCGACGAGCGAGCCATCGGCCTCGAGTGGCTCGACGGCGACATCAAGAACCGACTGGTCATCGCCCGCGGCGAGGTCACCGAGCGCGGCGCCATCACCATCGGCCGGTCCGCAGCCGTCGGGCTCGAGATGACGGTCTCCGCATACGCCGACACAGCTCCCGAGATCGCGGTGTGGCTGTCGAACGACCCCGCCTGGGCCGCGGCGTAACCACCATCTCCGGCAGGCGCGCCAGCGGGTCGCGCCTGCCGGACCCAACCCGCGAACCCGCGTGGAGAACACAATGCCCACCACCAAGACCGCAGGCCGCGAGGTCGTTTCCCTCGACACGCTGGCCAAGCAGAAGCGCGATGCGCTCCCCGAGCCCACCACCTACGAGCTCTTCGGCGTCGAGTTCACCCTGCCCCCGATGCGGGCACTGCCCTTCGAGCTGCAGGAGAAGGTCGGCGACCTGAACGACATCGTCGGCGTCATGAAGTTCGTCCTCGGTGAGCCGAAGGTGCGCGAGATGTACACCGCCGGCTACCAGATGACCGACTTGGAACTCATCGCGGAGGAGTGGCAGAAGCGTTCCGGGCTGGAGCCGGGGGAATCGCTGGCCTCCTCCGCTTCCTGACGGAGTACGGGGAGGCCCTCGAATGGGACGTGCCGCACTACTGGCCCGGACGCTCCCTGCTGGAGCTGTACGACGGTCGCATGTCGTGGCGCGAGTTGCGCGTATTCCTCAAGGGGCTGCCGCTGGATTCGCTCACGGCACGAGCAGTGCGCGGCTCCACCCCCGAGGAAGAGCAGTGGACTCTCGACCGGCAGCTCGCCGCCAGCATGGTGGACGCCATCCGCGAGAACACCTTCGCAACGGTCAAGATCGGCGGCGACCCGAAGAAGACCCGCCGCCTCAAGCCACCTGACCCGATCCCCAGGCCCGGCGTGACACCTGCGCCCAGCAAGAACGTCATCCGGTTCGCGGGCCGCCATGGCTCCGGAGCTGCACAGCTCGCCACCGTTTTCGGGGGCGCCTCACGACAGTAGGGGGTGCCCTGTGGCTGCTGGCGGTGTGCTCGTCGGACGCGGATACGTCAGCATCCGGCCCGAGTTCGAGGGCGACTGGTCCCGGTCGGTCAATTCCCGCGCCTCGAGCGCGGGCAGGTCCGGGGCCAGCGCGTTCGGGAAGGCGTTCGGCGCCGGCCTCAAGACGGTCGGCGGCCTAGCGGCTGTCGCCGTGTCGGCGAACCTGACCGGAGTTGCCGCTGCCGCTGCCGTGCTGGCCCCCGCCCTGGCCACCGCAGGTACGGCGGCGGCAGCGCTGAAGATCGGCCTCTCGGGGGTGGGGGAGGCATTCAAGGCCGCGTTCGCAGACAGTAGCGCCGAAGCGGCATCCGCCGCATCGGCCACCCGCGCGGTGGAGTCCGCGCAGCGCGGTCTCGCCGGTGCACAGCGGGCTCTGGCCGACGCCCGCGTGCAAGCGGCCGAGCGCGTGCGCGACGCCCAGCGCGCGGTACTGGACGCCGAGCGCGACCTGGCTGACGCCCAGCGCGAAGCCCGGGACGTTCAGGCGGACCTGAACGGCGCCCGCCGTGAGGCCGCCCGCGCACTGCAGGACATGAACCAGCAGCTCGCGGAGTCCAGGCTCGACGAGCGCGAGGCAGTCCTCCGGCTCAAGCAGGCCGAGGACGAGCTGAAGGCCGCCCAGAAGAAGCCGGGCGTGACACCGCAAGAACTTGAACGCCTGCAGCTCGCCTACGAGCGCGCCCAACTGAACCTGACGGAGCAGCGTCGGGACACCAAGCGCCTCGCGGCCGACACGAAGGCCGCGAACAAGGCGGGCGTCGAGGGCAGCGAACAGGTGCTCTCGGTGAAGGAGCGGATCGCTGACGCGAACCGCACCGTGGCCGACCGGGAGCGCGCCCTGGCCGACGCCCAGGCCGGCGTGGACAAGGCGCGCCAGGACGGGGCTCGGCAGATTGCCGACGCCCAGCGTGCGGTCGCCGAGGCCGCGCAGGCGGTAGCGGATGCCCAAGCTGCGGCCGCGGCCCAGACCTCGAAGCTCGATGAGGCGATGGCCAAGCTCGCACCGAACGCCCGCAGCTTCGTCAATGCGATCCGTGGTCTGGCGCCCGCGTGGGACAACATGCGCCTGTCCGTACAGAACAAGCTCTTCGAGGGCCTCGACACGGCAGTCACCGGCCTGGCAGGGCAGGCCATTCCGATCCTCCAGCGTCAGCTCACCGTCACTGCGGGGATCTGGAACGAGATGGCGAAGTCGGCCATCAGCGCCGTCTCCGAGATGGCGAAGACCGGCATGCTCGAGCAGATCCTCCAGGGCACGAACCGGGCGTTCGCCCAGCTGAAGGACGCACCCGGCCAGCTTCTCAACTCCTTCGCCATCCTGACCACCGCGGCGCAACCCGCGTTTGAGCGCCTCATGGGTGGGCTCGCGGAAGGCATCGCGAGCC